GCCGTCGAGGCCACGGCTCGCGCCGAGGTGGCCGCAATCTCACGCCGGATCGAAGCCAACAAGGAACTGGCGGCGCTGCAAGAGGCGGCGAACGAGTCCGCGCTGTCCAAGCTGGATTCCAGCCTACAGGTGACCTACGAAAGCCTTATTGCCGACGCGCGGCGGGTGTTGCAGCGCGCGGTCGATGATGGAGAGAACGGCGCGACCCCCGAAGGCAACCGCAAGCGCGCCGAAATCGCAGGCTTGGGTGACGAGGAAGTCCTTGATCGCGCAAAGTCGTTTTTCGACAAGGGCGGTCGCAATCTGGACGAACGCGAAACCGCGCTACTGAACAACCTGCGCGACTATATTGCCCAGCGCGAAAAGGCGGATGCGGAACTGTTGCGCCAGGCTATCGCGCGGGAAACGCGCTTTCAAAACAGCCGCAGCGGGTTCGCACAGGATCGCCAGCAACAGGCGGCGGCGTTCGCCAAGGCAGCGGCGGAACAGGCGGCGGGCGACAAGGCCATTCTGGACGAATACGCCAAAGGCACGGCCAAGCTGGAACTGCTGGAAAAGCAGCGCAGCCGCGTGTTCGAGAAGATGAACGAGGCCGTGCTTGCGGGCAACGAGGAAGCCGCCGCGAAATGGCTGTCTGCCCTTGAAAAAATCGACATGGAACTGGAAAAAACCAAGGACGCGATCACGACCCCGCAAGAAAGCATTGCGGACCTGATCGAGAAGGTGCGGTCGGCGCGTGAATTGGTTGAGGCCATCCCCGTGGACAAAAGCGGGCAGGCCCGCGACGTTTTGCAGGCGATGGAGCGCCGGTTAGCCGCGGCTGTCGAGGCGGGCGAAGATCTGGACGCTCTAAAGCTGGCCCGCCTGACAGGCCAATTTCAGGGCGTGTTGTCGATGGTTAACGACCTGCTGGCGTCGCTGAATTTGGTAGGGAAAAGCGCGGCAGAGATTGAATTGGATTTCAGCGTGGGCGGCACCGGAGGCCCACGCCGTGGCGGTTATCGGCGCGACGAAAAGGACAGAGTTTTTGCCCGCAACGCTGACGAGGCGTCCCGTCGTGGAATCCTAGACCTGATCGGCTATGCAGAAGGAACCGACAAAGGGCGCGGCTACAACGAAACGCTTGGTTACGGCAAATTCACCGGCGGCGATGTCAGCCTCACAAGCATGACCTTGCGCGAGATCTTGGCGTTGCAGCGCCAAATGTTGCGCCATCCCGACAACCATTACAATTCCAGCGCCTTGGGACGGTATCAGATCGTAGGCCGAACCCTCGGTGGACCAGGCCAGACCGGTCGCGGTGGTCTGATCCGTGAACTTGGCCTGAGCCTAGACGAGCAATTTACGCCGGAACTTCAAGACCGCTTGGCGATGCAGTTGGTCCGGCGCCGTCAGGGCCAAGGCGTTGCCGGATACCGCAACGAATGGGAGGGCTTGCGCAGGGTTTCGTCTCAATCCATCCAGACCGCGCTGGGCGCTCAGGTCGTGCCAACAAATGACCGGAATGTCGCCCGCAACCTTGAACGAGAAAATGAAGCCCGTAAGGAAGCTGCGCGGCTGCGCAAGGACTTCATCACGGACGCGACGACAGAGGCCGAACGTCGAGAATTGGAGGCCGAGCTGATCGGCAAGACGGCTGGCGAACAGGCGTACCTTGTCACAAAATTCAACCTGCTGGCCCGTGCCAAGCGGGACAACATCGACCTTGACGAGAAAGCGGCCGGCAGCGCCAAAACCTATCGTGAGCAGATCGAAGAACTAGCGAAGGCCGCGCAGGCAGACGCGGACGCGCAGGAAAACAGGGCGCAAGCTCTGGAAAATGCCGAAGCCCGCACCGCGTTTCTTGAGCAGGCCAATGCGACCCTAAAGGATGGCATTCTTGACGCGATCATTGAGGGGGAGAATTTCGCCGACGTTTTGGAGAACGTCGCCAAGATGCTGGCCCGTGCCGCTTTGGAGGCCGCGCTTTTCGGGGAGGGTCCGTTTGCGTCCGGCGGTGGTGGCGGTGGCGGTCTGGGCAATCTTTTCAGCGGGTTCGGCGACTTCTTCAAGGGACTGTTCACGTTTAGTGCCAATGGCAACGTAATGACCGGACAAGGCCCCGTGCCATTGAAGATGTATAGCCAAGGCGGCATCGCAAATTCGCCGCAGCTGTCCGTTTTTGGGGAGGGCAGCACACCGGAGGCATACGTGCCCCTGCCAGACGGTCGCAGCATCCCCGTAACCTTGAATATGCCCGATCTTGCCAGAATGGCCGCGACACCGATGCACCAAGGCGCAGGCGGCGGCGGCGGCCTGAGCGTCCACATTCACGAAAATGCGGTGGACGGCGATCATCAGGTCAGCCACAGCCCCGAAAATGGCAGGGTGGACATCATGCTGCGCCGTCAGGTCGCAAACGACATTGAGGGTGGCGCGTTTGACAAATCTATGGGGCGGCGCTTTGGTGTGAAGCCGACCGCGAAAGGGGGATAAAATGCCAGCATGGCCAGCCACGCTACCGCAACAGCCTGTCCTGAACTCCCCAGAGGTAGGGGCACCAGTAAAGGCGATCATACGCTCGGAAATGGACACGGGGCCTGCCAAGACACGCGCCCGCGTCACCGCCGCCGTGCGCCCGCTTTCCATGATCTTCTTTCCCCTGACAGACGCGCAGGTCGTGATCTTCGAGGAATGGCACCGTTCGGAAATCGCCATGGGCGCGCTGGCTTTCGATATTTCACACCCCGTCACGGACGCACCGATCCGCGCACGGTTCGCAACCGTGGACGGTCAATATACCATTCGTGTGCGCGGCCGGAACGCAAACGCCCTATCCCTTCGCTTGGAAATCCTGCCATGACGCGCAATCTCAGCACCGCCGCCCTGGCGTCTATCAATGCGGAATCAACCGCCGAAGTCTGGTTGCCTATGGTCGTCCTAACCCATGACGACTGGCCGGATCCCATCCGGCTTGTCAGCAACACAGAGGCGATCACGCACCAAGGCGCAGTTTATGCGCCATTCCCATTCGACATGACCCTGCCAGACGAGAACGCAGAACAGACCAGCGTTGTGGAGTGGGTCGCGGCCAATGCCTCAAATGAACTGTTGGAGCAATTCCGGCGCGTAAATGGACCGATAAACGGGGCCGTGTTCTGGATCATGGCAAGCACCCCTGACCAAATCGAGGTTGGCCCGTTCGAGTTGCAGTTGCGCGGGTTTGAATACGACAGCAAACAGATCAAGGGATCTCTTGTTGTGGAGCCGGTTCTGGACGCTGTTTTCGGCCATCGGGCGATGGATGGTGCGCATGCTCCGGGGCTATTCTAGGCGGCGTGGTTTTCGGCAACGCTCTATCCTCTGAGCTACATCGGCAAGGGTTGGTTACCTCACCGAAGGCGGGGATCGAACCCGCGACCTTTGCCTAATTGCCACTGACGTCTGCCAGTCCGGTTGCCAGAATCCATTGGGGGCCTCGGTGGCAACACTGTACCCGCTTGGCGCTTAGGGTGCGCCCAACCCGTTCGTTTTTCTGGCCCGCGCGGCAGGACTTGAACCTGCAACCTGATGATTAGAACGC